ACAAGACGCCCAGTCCCCGCAGGCGTCAGCACGATGTCGATGTTGTCCCCGCCCGTGCCCAGCGTCTCCGCCGTGATGTTCACGCTCGTGCCGGCCACGCCGGTGATGGTCAGGCGTTCGTAGTTTGTCAGCCCGGCGTCGGTCGTGTTGTAGAGGCGGAAGATCTGCTGCGTGGTGCCGTTTCTCTGCGCAAGCGTGGCGGCTGCGTCTCGGTAGAGACGAACGTCCCCGCTGTCGTCCCAGAACAAGAACCCCGTCGCGGGCGTGTTAAACCCGATGTTCCCGTTTGGGTTAACGTAAAAGTTCGACCCGGAAAAGGATGACGTATTGGTCAGCGGACCCGCCATCGTGCCGCCGGCCAGGGGGACGTAGGTGGTGCCGACAAGGGTGAGCAGTTGCGTCCCGGTCGCCTTGCGACTCGCGGCCGACTGCGACACATAGAACAGATCCGCCGCAGCCAGCGCGCTCGCGGCCGTCAGTGCGGTGAGTTTTGCATCAGCCATCGATCACTCCAGTAGCAGCGCGTCGCCGGTTTCGAGCAGCAATGCGCTGCCGTCTTCCAGGAGCAGGTTGTCGACGCCGGCGCCGGGGCCAGAGATCATGTCCGGCAACTCGGTCAGGCTCAGGCCGATGCCGATGGCGATGCTCACCGCAGCCCCACGATGCTCGACGCGGTGGTGTTCGTGCTCATGACCTTCTTGACCATGAGCGCGTGATAGCCGACCAGCGCGTTCGAGATCGTCACGGCGGCCGTGTCGTCCTCGCCGATCACCGCGAGATTGCCGGCCACCCCGACATACAGCGCGCGCAGCGGCGGGTCATAGGTCGTCGAGTCGCTGGGCGTGATCGCCCGCAGGCTCGTGGCCGGCGCGTCCGGCGTCTTGTTGTACTGCGAAGTCATTTCCCGCCCTTTCGGTCTGATGCGGCGCGCGCGGGCGGCTGCTCGACAGGTGCCACCCGCCAGCCGCCGCGCCGATAGCTCGCAACCTCGTCGGGGTGCACGTCGCACGCCACGGGTCCGCCATTGGCTTCCCACGCTTCGCGGTACATCGGCACCAGCGCGCGCGCGGAAACGCTGCCAGCGGTCGCCTGCGCAGCCGTGGCGCTCGTTTGGTCGCTCATGTGTTCGTGTCCTCAGTTGAGCGAGGCCAGGGGCGGCCCCGCCCGCGGGCTATCAACCCAGCAGCGTCGCGATGTGGTTGGGCTTCCAGGCTTTCACGCCGTAGACGCACTGCACATCGAACATGGCCTTGCCGTAGCCCTTGTACGCACGGACTTCGAAGACCAGGCCGGACCAGGGGTCCTGCACGATCATCGCGTCCACCGCGGCGTCACCGCCCTGGGGCTGCGCATACGGGCGGATGGCCAGCTCGAGCGCCGAGCGGTGGAATGCGACGTTCGGCGTGTAGCTGTCGCCGATGGTGATCGCGTCGTTGTCCGCCTCGATGGCGAGCAGGCCCGGCGAGCCGATGGTGAACACGCCGCCCGACAAGGTGGTGTTGGCGACGTACTTGGACGAGGTGCCCGCGAAGGTCACAACGTCGCCGGCCAGCAGGGTGCCGCTGCCCGTGTCGACGTTGATCGTGGTGTCCGCCACGGCGCCCGCGGCCGAGAGCTGGTACGACGTACCAGTGCCCTTGGTGTGCGTGCTGATGCCGGCCGATTCCTTGATCATCAGGCCCTGCAGGTCCAGCAGCGTGCCCTGGCGCAGCAGTTCGGTGCCGCCGGCCTCGTTGGCCTTTTGCAGTTGCGCCAGCGAGCGCAGGTTCGCGCCGGCCGTGGTGTTCATCACCGCCGTGACATTGCCGTCCATCGGGCAGCCGTTGTCGACCAGGATCTTGCGGATCTGCGCCAGGTCGTTGAAGGTCGAGGCGAAGGGCGTGGTGCCCGCGGTGCCGTGCGCGCGGCTCGACGCCTTGTAGGCGGCCATCCACAGGGACACTTCGATCTGGTTGACGATGGCGCGGATGGCCTGGCGGATCTGGTCGCCGTAGATGGTCTCGAAGCCGCTGCCGTTGGCGACGTGCTTCATGTCCTCGCCGGTCCAGGGGATCTTGACCGACGCGGTGGTGTCCAGCGACATGGTCTTGCTGTCCACCGTCTGATCGGTACCCTCGGGGATGGTCATCGCCGCGGTGATGGTGCCCACGCTCACGGCGCGCGTGAAGTGGCTGCGCACGGTGTCGTTGAGCGCGGCGCGCGCGGTCTGCGCGTTGATCGTGCACGAGGGGATGAAGCCGGTCATCTCGCGGCCCACCATGTCGGCCGCTTTGTAGATGTCGGCAGCCAGGTTGGTCAGAACGTTTGCCATGATTCGAGGTCCTTAAATGAAAAAGGCCCGCTCGAAGGCGGGCCTGGATGCCGATGGTTTGATGGTCAGTCGACGACTTTCCCGCCGGCCTTGGCGAACGTCATGCGCTCACTGGCGTCGGCCGCGTCCCATTGGGTGCGCGTCATCGTCTTCTGGCCGGATGCGCTGGCTGTGCTGCTGCCTGCGCCACTTCCGGAGGCCGTCGCGGGGTACCAGTGCGGGGCCTTGTCTTTCATGCTTTCCAACCATTCCAGCGGCGAAAACGGAGACTTCCCGTCCTTGCCGAGAACCGGCCGGCCGTCATCGCCCATCGCGATTGCGGCGCCCTGCTCGTCCAGGGTGAACATCGCCCTGCCACGAAACAGCGCGTCATCGATCGCGTGCTGGTGAATGCCGGCCTTGGCGGCCGCGGCTCGGATGGCGTCATCCAATACCCGCCCTTGGAATGCCTGGGCTCGCTTGCTCGCAGTCTCAGCCGCGCCCATTGCCTCGGTCAGCTTCTTGTCGTAGTCAGCCTTCATTCGCTCGGTGCGCTTGGTGAGCACCTTGTCGATCTCGCCCTTGGCGATCAATGAGGCTTCCTCGTCATCGGAAAACCGCTTGAGGATGTTGCGCACGGCGTCAGGGTCGATCCCGTCGAACCGCTTCAGGGCTTCCTGCCGCTCTTTGAGCGTGCCCAGCAGTTCGGTGTTCTTCGCCTTCAGTCCGGCCACGGCGGCATTCACCGCTGCGTCGATCTGAGACTGGACATCGGGGGTTCCGGCGCTGGTGGTGCCTGCGTCCGGTTCGGCCATAAGAAGGTGCTGCTTGCGAAAAAGCATGTGTGACCCTTGGTCGGTTGGTGGTGGCCCTTGGCCGGTGATGGCGCCCCGCTTTGCAGGACGCAGAAACGCAAAAGGCCCGCGCAGTGGCGGGCCTTCGGTTGTTCAGGTGGCGAGGATCAGGCTATGACGATCCGCTCGCCGTTTCGGTGGCAGGTGGCGCACAGAAACACGCGCATCCCGCCTTGCGGGCGCCCGTTCTTGATCACCATGCCGGTGCGGGTCTCGATCACCTCGCGGCCCGCGCAGCGCAGGCACTGCAGCATCTCGGGCGGCTTGTGCGCCCGCAGGCGCTTGCGCACCCGCTCGACCGGGGTGTCCGGGGCGGGCGTGCCTTGGATGACCGTGAATTTCGGCATGGGGCAACCACTATACGCCCGCCCGCTTGAAAGCCGCCCCATTGCGCTCGCGCAACTGGTCCAGCGTCAGCATCTCGCCGCGCCGGCTGTAGAGCTCGTCGAAGGGCAATTTGCCTTCGCGCATCAGCGCCCCGCGGGTCGGGCCGACCACCTCATCCTGGCGGGCAGCCGACTGTTTCTGCAGCCATTGGCCATACGTCAGGTCGGCGGGCAGAGCCCCGTCCATGCTGGCGCGCGCCCCGACCGGGATCTCGCCAACGCCCGCGATGCCGGTGACTTCTTCGAACGACTTCAGCATCTGGACGGCCAGGCTGCGGCAATTCCAGTGCGAGCGGCCCGGACCTGACAGCCAGGGCACCTTGTGCCCGATCGGCTTGTGCGTGTCCGGGGTGTAGAGCAATCCATCCCGCACCCTGCACGTCGGGCTCGTGCGCAGATCGAGCTTTGCATGCCACTGAACGGCCTTGATCAGATCCAGATTGGCCTCGATCATGCGGTCCTGCGCGACTGCCGCCACGTGCTGCACGGCGGTTCGCACCACGGCCTCGGCGTGGCGCCGGTCGATCTCGATCAGCCCGTCCGTGTAGCCTGCCGCCCGGGTGCCGCGCACCCGGCGCACGATCTGCTGCACCGACTCATTCTCGACGTACCCGATGCGCACCGCGTCCCGAATGCGGGTCATGCGCTGCGCCTCGATCCCTGACGCCCATTCGGACAGCAGGCGGCCCTGGAACGGCCGGGACATCGCCGCGGCGTACACCTGCTCGGCGGTCGCAACCCCAGTACCAAAGCTCAGCGGCACGCCGACCGAGGGCAAAAGCTGCTGCTGGTAGCCCCATTCGGCGGCCACGAACTCGCGCAGTTCGTTGGTCAGCGCACGCTCGAGCTGCAGGTAGGCCTGCGCGTGCATCGTGCGCACCGACATCAGCAAGGCTTCCAGGCGCTCGACCGTGAACGACTCGGCGTCCAGGTTGCCCAGTGTGGCGGTGAGCTGCGCGAACAAGTCCGCGTCGACTCGATTGAGCAGCGCCAGCATGCGCCGCACAACCCCGGTGCCGTACTGATCCAGGTCAACCGCGTGGCTGATGGCCTCGGACACCAGTCGGTCGTTGACCGAGATCATGCGGCCGGCGGATCATCCGTCGACCCGTCCTCAGAGCGGCCCGGCGCCGGTGGCACGGGCGGCGGTCCAGCCGGAGCCGGGCCCTGCCCCTCGATGCGGTCGCGCTCGTCGTCGGCCGTCACACCCGGCGCCAGGATGCCGCGGCGCTGCATCTCTGCCAGGAATGTCTGGTCGCTCAATTTGCCGGCCAGGTTGGCCTTGAACAGCAGCTCGGCGCTCGCCTCGGCAAGAGTGGCCGCGCCGAAGTCGGAAAACAGCGTGACCGTGCCGCCGGTCGGCAGGCTCATCCAGTCGGCCATGAGCTGCAGGGCGGTGTTCAACGAGTCCTGCAGGCCCAGGGTGATGCGCTGCAGGGCGCACATGCCAACGGCATTCTCGGTCGCGATCTGGGTGGCGGTGACCTTGCCCGGGGCCAGCACCAGCAGCTCGGCGCCGGCCTGGCGCATGCGTTCTTCCAGGTCGATCAGATCCTGGCGGCCGGCGGTGATCGCCGCGCCGCTGTGCTCGACGAACTTCATGTCAGAGCCCTGGGGCAACTTCACCGCGCTGGCCGCGCCGACCGTGATGACCGTGTCGTCATTCGCCCCGATCACCGTCAGGATCGGCACGCGGGCGATGTGCAGCAGCGTCTGCTGGTCGCTGGCCGACTGCCAGTGCTGCACGTTCAGGTGCGCGACCTCGAGCAGTGGCGGGCGAAAGTCCATGAACCCGTCCTGCGCGCCGTAGACGGGCACGAACGGGATTTGCCGCAGGCTGGATGCGCCCTCTTCGTGGGTCATCCAGACATCGTTTTTCGCCTTGCGCCAGACCTCCCAGCGCCCGGGTTCGAGAACGCGGATCTGCTCGACCACCTTCTCGCCGTGGTCGCCGTCGGGCTCGCTCACGTGCTCACGAAGGCGCAACTGCGACAGACGCTACATGGCCCCATCGCGCACCGTGCGAAAGCCCACGATCTGGCCCGGATCGATCAGTACGAAGTACGGGCGCGCGCCGCGGTTACGCTGGTCGGCCAGCGTCTGCACGCCGTCCATGCGGGGGAAGTCCACTAGGATGCCCGCCAGGCCATAGGCCAGGGCGCACTGCATCGCCTGCGCGGCGAACTGGCTCAGCTCGCGCCCCTCGCTGTCGATCGCCGGCAGCATCGCCTGGATCTGGGGCGGCACGTCGTCATTGACCGCGAGCGGCTTGGAAAACGGCTTGCCGGTCAGAGTCTGGACGGTTCGCGAATACGCCGGGAACATGGTCGCCACGGCCAGGCGGCAGTCGAACGATTCCTGC